TTGATCACATCGTCGGCTGGCTTGGCTGTAATGGCCGCAAGCGTCTTGGGTCCAATCTGCCCGTCTGCGTTTACTCCAACAGATTGCTGTAGAAATTTACTAGCGCGACCAACGCCAGCATTGACAGCAGCATCGAACACGCACAGATCAACCCCGCTAGGAAGATCGTCCCCGCGCACAGCGTTCCAGTAGCGCGTCTTGTAGAGTGGGCCAACCATCTCAGGGGTGAGGGCGCGCATGTCGGCCTCAGTGGCAGGCTTGCCAGTCCATTCTTCCCAGACACGTTTGGTCACTCCCAAGTTGGTCATGCCGCCTGGGTCAGACGGATGGTTGACATAGCCACCCTCGTACTTGAGGATGTGCAGAAGCGCTTCGTCCCAGTTGTGTTTCATTTTGTGGCCCTAGAGAGCAGATCAGTCTTGGCCTGAGAACCAGCAGACGATCCGAAGTAGTAGGCAATGATGCCCGTCCACGCCGTTCCAAGACTGCCCAGCATCATCAGGATGGCGGGGTTGCTGCTGTCGATCTGGTTGAAGAACATCATCACCATGATGCCGAAGAAGCCCAGCGTGACTGCGCCAGCCAAGATGGGGGGCATCATGGAGCGAGTGGTAGCCTGCATCTCCCTGGCGCTCTTGCGATCCTCAACCTCCAGCTTTTCAAAGTTCAGGCCCAACTCCTGCGCTTGTTTTTGCAGCTCAATCTCTGCAATCTTGACTTGAGCTATCTGATCGGCTGACAGCTTGTTGCTGGAGATCATGTCTTGGACTTTGTTTTCGTCCACGCCAATGGCTTTGGAGATGGCAGATACGGCCATGCCAGCAAGCGGGCCACCTAATGCGGTGGCGATGGTTGGAGCGATTTGTTTGAGCCAGTCCATCACTTCTTCTCCAGTTGGTTTTTGATGATTGCGATGTCTTGGCGGTTGTGCTGGATGTCGTCGCGGTTCTTCTGAATCTCAATTGACAGGTCTTGCCGCAGGCGCTCACGGGCCAGTTCAGCGCCGGTGTTTGTCGCCTGCTTGTTGTCCGATGTGACCACCAGACTGATCTTGCTGTTGAGGATAGTCACCTCATGGCTCAAGTTCGCCAAAGCCGACATGAGATAGACCACGCAGGTAAAGAGCAGCGGTAGGACGGCGAACGTCAACTTCTCAATCAACGCGCCTTTTGCGGATTCGTCAGCCATTATTTGTCAGCCTTTCCGTCAAGTTTGTCAAAGATTTTGCCAAGCATGTTCTTGATCTCGTTTACGTCACTGCGGTAGTCATCGCGATTGACGTAGTTGTGCGGCATCTGGCGCACATCGCTGTCGAGGCGGTCAATGGCCTGGTAGATGCGGTTGAGCGTCCAGCCGCCCAAAAATCCAGAAACAGCAACGGCGATGTTGAAAAGGGTCTGGTAGTCCATGATCAAGGTGCGAGGTTGTTTTGTTTACGAGATTCGGGTTCAGCACGTCTTGACATCTCCGCGCCCAGCGCCCGAGTTGCGCCAAGTGACAAAGCAGTACCGGTGCCCGGCGTCGCGGCGGCGCGGGCCGCTTGCAATTTTATCGCGGCTTCAATTTGTTCAGCGGCGATAGCAGGGTTTGTCAACTCTCGTGCAATTTCTAACGCAATCTTGTCGTCCATTCTTAACGCCAATTTTTTAACTGCATTGTTAAAAATGGTAATTGGTACAGAAAGGAAGTTTGGCAAAGGCAAGCCCATCTCTCTACCAGCCTTGGTTGCCAAACTTCTTAAATCAGCACCAGCATCAGCACCCGACTTGACCAATCGTTGATAGTCACCTTCACGAATCAAATCGTTACGAACTGCGTTGACATGACTCAATTGCTCGGGGGTAAAACCTTTGGTCAATTCACCAATACGTTTTTCGACTGCCAAAGAATTGGCACCGGCTGGCAATGGAGGCCCAAGTTTGTTGCCGCTTGCTTTTGCAAGTTCGTCAATTTTTGCGAGTCGTGCCGCGTCTTTTGCAACAACACCTACACGCTGTGTAATGTTCATGCCAGCTTCGTCAAGAATCTTTAACGGTTCTGCGTATTTCTTCATAAACGACGCGTGTGAATCCGTTGTCACTCGACCCGCTGCATCTGTTACCTCTCGACGGTACAAGTCCTCAATGCCAGTTCTTGCAATCTTCATAGCATCAGCATTTTTTCCAAACAGCCGCAAAAAGTCTTTGGCTTCGCTTTCACCTTTTGGCTGGAAATACTTGCTGACCACATCCTCAGGCTTGATCTTTGTTTCTTTCAAACTTGTCTGCTTAAACAAGTTGGCGTTGATGCCTTCTTTAAACCGAGGGGCATACTGTGTGCGATATGTGTCAAGGGCGTTTTGATACAAGCCCTTGGCGTCATCAGACAGGGTGTCGCTTGCTTTGACAGCATCGTCAATCGCGCGGTGCAAGTCACGCAGGTTTTTCAGCGTTGTTGCAGCCATTGGCGCGTTGCTGGTGCTGGCTGCTGCGATGTCTGCATTGATTGCTTTGCGCACATCATCAAGTTGCAACAAGGTCGCCTCAGGAGTTGCCTGGGGTGGTGTTGGTGGTTTTGCAGTCTTGAACCCAGCTTTACCAATGGGCACAGCTTCAATTTCAGGCACCTTGGGTACAAAGTTGCGCAACTTGCGCACGGTGTCTGGCGCTGTTTCAGTGGCAAATTCAGACAGTTTGCGGCCAAGGATGCGCTCGGCTTCACCCACAACTTTGGACACGTCAATCTTGGCGTCGCCCGCTGCGTCAAACGCGTCTTTGTACGCAGGCTCAACTATGTTGGTTTTGACCGCTTGCCGTTCGGCTCTAGCTGCGTCAATCAACGCGCCGCCTGCCTCTCCAGGGGTGATGTTGACAAGACCGCGATCAATTTTGCCTTGGATGCGTTGTTTTGCAGCATCAAATTTAGCAACTGCGCGGGACTCTTGCCCTCTACGCGCCGCAATATTTTGCGCTTCCATTGACGCGTATGTGTCGGCTGCACCAGGTACTTGGCGGGCGCGAGCTTGCAGCACCGAAAGGCCAACGCTACCAACAGGGGCCGCAACTTCACCGGCTGTCGGCGCCGTGCCGGGAACAATCTGAGTCTTTCCGCGCAGAGCGTTGACGATCTCGTCACCCTTGTCACCAATTGCTTTGACGTACTGGTCTAATTTGACGTTTCTCAACTTGCTGACATACTCAGCACCTTTACCGATTGCGGGCGCGACAACACCCCGACCAAAGGCTTCCATTGTGGCGCCTTCAAGCACGTTTTTGGCTTGCCGTGCTGCCGACTGCGGTAGTGTCTCAACACCAACGTCACCAGCCGCCAGTCGCATCAATTCCTTGGCACCCGCAAATCCAGCGCCAGCGCCAGCCAGTGTACCCAGCGGGCCAGCCGCAGTGCCCAGAATGGCACCGCCTGCGGTACCCAACGCTTCAACTGTTGGGGTAAGAAACTCGGCAACTTTTCGACGGGTTGGGATTTCGTTCGTTTGCGGTTGGGGCTGCTCCATTTGCTGACCGGCAGCTTTTGCCTCTAGTTCAGCCATGCGGCGTAACGCCGTTAGTTCTTCACGAGGCGTCATGGCTTACTTCCTAAATTGTTTACGAAGTTGGTCCAGTTCGGCTTGTTCGGCTGGACTAAGACCACCAGCAGCAGCAGGTTTACCACCAGCAGGCGTCCGTGGCTTAAACGATGACTTAGGTGGCGGCAGATCAGAATATTGCGGAAACCGCTCAAAATCTTCCCCAAACTGCCGTTGATACCCGTCTCGAATGCGCTCCATAGCGCCCTGCGCCTGCGCTTCCACCAGCTCCAGTTGAGCCAACAGCGGGCCGGTGCCCTTAGTCCGATCAATTGCAGCAATTTGATCCGCAAGAATTTTCCATTCTTGGTTGGCAATAGAACCGATTGCGCCGGTTGAAGCAGCTTGAGCCTTACCGAGAGCCGTAATCTTACCCTCAAGGTTTTTTAGCCGTGTCTCAGCAGATGCAGCTTGGCCTTCAGGGAAAGACGGTAGCATTGTCCCAATAAAGCCCGTAGCTCTGGACAGACCCGGCTCAGATTTGACAAACGCAATTGAGTCAAGCACATCTTGCGTGGTTTGCAAAGCACTTTGGGCAATCTTAAACTCTTTGCCAAGCGTATCCCGACGCTTAATTTCTTGCGCGGGCGTCAGTGGCTTAACTTCCGCTGCCCGAGCCGCTGGGCCGCCGGGGATAGGCTCCAAATCGCCTGTAGGCGTAAAGCGATACCCGGCAGGCGCTTTGCCGCCCGGCGCCGCCGTAGCAGGTCGTTCTTGCGACTGCGCCAATTGCGCCTGCGATGGAGAAATGTACTGCCGCGTTTCACGGTCAAACACCAGCCGCCCAACAGGAACAAAACGCTCTGACAACGTAGTTTTACCCGGTGCGTTAAATATTTGCTGGCCCGTTCTGGGGTCAATGACCACTTGCCCAGGCGAAACCGCCATTGGTCGGTTTTGGTCGCCGCGCAACGCAGCCTCGTATTCTTTCGTCAACGTCTGAACCATCCGCACGGCGCGAGGGTCGCTTGACATGCTCAACTGGTCAATCTCAGCACGTATTTGCTCGGGCGCCCGACCTCTGCTAGCAGGCGCTGCCATTGCATTGGTCTGCGCGGGGACAGGCGCAAGAGCGTTGGTAGGTGCAAGCGGCATTTCTGCACCCATAGCGCCACCGGGCGCAATCTCGCGCATAACCCCCGCGGGTGGCGTAATTGGCGCCGCAACAAGTTCACCCGAGGGTGCGGCAGGCGCAGCAGCGCCCTGTTGCCCACCTCTAACTCTTTTCAAAAGGTCTTGAAACCCACGCTCAGACGCTTGGCTCTTAATGAACTCAGCCGCGCCCATCGCTTCGCGTTGACGCCAGCTTTCAAAGCCTGTCGGATCGTCTGGAATGTCAGCCAAGTCTTGGTCAAGCGATCCAAGTTGTTGCATCACAGGCCCAAGGTCAGGGTCTGAATGCTGCATCCGAACTAGCTCACGCGCAGCCTGCGGCGTAGGCGCTCTGAGTATCCGGTCACGAAACATGGCCGTCTTTTCAACCGCCGCCTTGCGCCTGCGTTCCGCTCGCGAGGACTCAAGATTTGCCTGAAATTCTTGCCGACGCATGGACATCAGCTCACCCTCTTGTGCCAGCTTTTGCTGCGCGAGGGCGTTCTGCGCTACAGCTTGTCGGCCTTGCTCAAACCCTTCGTAAAGGTTTTTCGGGCCTTCTTGGGCTAGAAGGTTGAAGTTAAGTGCCATGATTGCTCCTAAAACTCAAGTGAGCCGTAATATTCGCCCGATGCAGGGTTAATTCCACTGCCACCAAAACCGCTGCCGCCAAAGCCGCTGTTACCAAGGTACTTACCCAACGCGCTACCAACTTGACCGTAAGCAGAGCTTCGAGCTTGCTGCCCCGCCAGCAAAGCATTGCCGGTGTTAACGCCCTGTTGATTCATAATTGAACCTGCGCCCGTGGCGTAATTCTGGCCCATGTTGCCCATAGCATTTGCGGAAGTCGGACCGTAGCCGACAACACCAGCAAGGGCGTTACGTTGCAGCGTTTGCGTGTCACGAAAACGGTCGTAGGCGTTTCGGTACTCTTGCGATGCGAGGTCTTGACCGTATCGCTGAATGCCTTTTAGCGTTGCACCCGACATCAAACCGCCACGGGCCGCAGCCGACCGCTCCAAACCTTTCATACCTTCAGACATGCGAAAAGCGTAGCCGGGGTCGGTTTGGTAGTCAGCTTGCGTGAACCCGCGCACCAACTCGCCACCTTGCCCGATACCTTGAAGGTATCCTGGAAGCGCGTTAACGCTGGCTTGGTAAAAAGGTTGCTGTCGAGCTACGCCTTCTTCGTATATTTGGCGTTGTAGAGCTAAGTTGCGGTCGCTGGCGGCGTTTGCCGCTTGTGCAGCATCTGCCGCTGCACCCGACGCGCCGCCGCCCGTAGCTTCTTCAGCCGCACCGCCGAGACCCATGCCTATCGCAGCGCCAGCGGGACCACCAACAAGAAAACCTATGCCCCCGCCGAGAAGACGACCTAAACTCATAATGTTCCCCTTATGTCACTTCGCGCCCACTGACGCGCATGTTGATAGCGCTGGCAGTCCCAGCAATTGTACTGATGAAGTCGCCAATACCAAGCACCTGACCGACCAGTTCGGGGAACGTGTACACCTCGGACGCTTGGAGCGTCTTGGTCTTGGTGATCAAGTTGCTGTTGCCCGACGATCCTGACACCGTGACGAGGTTGACGCTAATCGTCGCTGCCGTGGCGCTGAAGTTGGTCGCGGTGAACTTGTCAATGATGGCCGTCACGCCGGTCGCTGTGTACTGGGTGGTCTGGGTGTTCTCAACCGTCTTGGCGGGAACGAGGACTTTTACTGATACGGTCATGGTGTTTCCTATTCAAGCATGAGGTAGCTGCGGGAGTCTTGCTCCCACTTGCCGGTGGTGCCGTTGTAGATCAACTTGTCGCCGTCAGACGGGTTCATAG